AGCTAAGATTGATATGATCTTAAAGAACGGTCACAATTGGGCAGTTGATCATGTTGCAACATCGAAGGATGACATTGAAGAAGTATTCAACTTTCTAAAGAATGAAATGACTGAGGGACCGATAGAAGAAAGCATGGACGAAAAGAAGTACTCATGTAATGAGTGCGGAATGGCGTACGAAAAGGCCAACATGCCAGAAACAATGGTTTGCGAATCATGTGGAGGTAGAATCGATGAGGATGCAGTGGAACCTAAAACTCCGGAAGAAACTGCAATGCAAGAATCGTATAAGTGCAATGAATGCGGTGTAGCCTATGAGGCTGAACTTGTTCAAGAAGGCGAAAACTGCGCATGCGGTGGAACAATCGTAAAAGAAAATTGGAAATAATGAATCAGGTAAAATCATTTGGGCAATTCATAAACGAAAACGCAGGAGAGTCTGAGTGGTATTACGGCATTGCCGACTGTAAGGGTCTGGAATCCTTCTTAAAGGTTCCCGATGAAATGGATGAGGAAGAGGCTGATGACCTACTGAACATGGGAATAATCTCACAAGAGGAAAGAGACAATGTGAATAAAGAATTTAGACACACCGTGTCAATGATGTCGCTTCGATGCCAATTCAATCAGCAAAGACATGCAGTTGTCTACATGGTTCAATTAAGACCAGAAGATGCAGAAGAGGTTGAGGCTTTTCTACAAGAAGGCGATTATGAACAGGCTCTAATTCACATAAAGAGTACAGCAGAGGTTGTTAAATTGGCAAGAGGTAGGGGTCTAAATTCAGAAAAGGCCTGGAACAAGATTCCAAATCCTGAGCTAGATCCAATGTCAGAGAGTCTAAGTTATCACATCAATGAGGGACTTTCAATTGCTGAATCAATTTATCGTCCAGCAAGTCAAGCACATTTTGAGTTATTGGCTGAAGCTCGCACGGCCTATGAGAACAGGGAGATTGAATTGAACGGTATAGACCAGATCCTATTTGAAGAAACTGATCTTGGCAGATTTGCTGAGTTTGACGGAGAAATCGTTCCATTGGACTTTCTATTTGAAGCAGAGTACAACGGTAAAAAGGTTGAAATCGGTAAACCGATGAGAGGCGGTCAAAAGAAGTATTACGTTTATGTAATGAATCCCAAGACCAAAAGAGTCAAAAAAATCGCATTCGGAGATGTTCACGGAGGTCTAAAAGCTCGAGTTAGCGATCCGAAAGCCAGAAAAAGCTTTGCTGCTCGTCATCAGTGCCACTTAAAAAACGACAGAACAAAAGCGGGTTATTGGGCCTGTAGAATAAACAGATACGCTCATCTATGGGGCGGTAAAACTTATCCAGGCTTTTGGTAATGAGCAGACCTTACTCTGACCTAACTGATAACAGCGGAACAGTTGTTCGAGAATTCTCGGAAAACATCGATCCGATCGAATTAAAATGGCACAGGGACGATGAGTCTAGAGAAATAGTTTCGATAACTGAAACTGACTGGATGATTCAATTGGACAATGCACTACCGACCACGTTAAATAATACTGTAAGGATTCCCAGACATGAATGGCATCGCCTAATTAAAGGAACCGGAAAATTAACCCTAAAAATTAAAAAAGAACCAGTATGAATTTTTCAGTCGGCGACAAAGTAAGAATCTTAGTGGGACCAGAAGAGATGCAAAATGAGGTCCTAGAAAAAGTTGATGGTGCGACCGCTACCATTTCAGAAATTTATCAAAATAGTTACGAACCGGACGTTGACCGTTATGAGGTTGAGCTTGATGAACCTGTGGATTTTCACGGAGAGGATTTAATCGTTATTCCAGGTCTATACGAAGACAATTTGGAAGCAGTTAGTTCAAACGTTGACGAAGCAAAGGTCACCGGTCGGTCAGGTCCGTATTTTAAGGGTTTAAACAAATCACAAAAGGACAAGAAAGAGGCTCAAATTAAACGTCAAAGCAAAATGAGCGACTCTGATCCTTCAGCATATAAGCCAATGCCTGGTGATCTAGACAAGGCCGGAAAGTTTAAGGGCAGCAAAGTTAAGAGTAAAGCGACCGAAAAGATTAATAAGGAGCTAGGCATGGACGAATCTCGAGTTTTAAAATTCTCAGAATTTGAAACGATCAATGAGATTAGTGCAGCAGCTGAAAAATCTCTAAAGAAAAAGGCTGAGGCCAAGAAAATGCCGTACGGCGTATTAAAACAAGTATTTAACAGGGGAATGGCAGCTTGGAAAACCGGCCACAGACCAGGTCAGAGCCAAGAGGCTTGGGCCCACGCTCGAGTTAATTCGTTTGTGACTAAATCTCCAGGAACTTGGGGAAAGGCTGATAAAGACCTTGCACAAAAAGTTAGAAAATCTAAATAATGCTAGCTGAGACTTCATTTAAAAAATTCGTAATCGCTGAATCAACTGAAACTGGTTCTGATCAAGCGAATGACGGTAAATCATTTCGACTCCTGTACTCAAGAGAGAACGGTAGCCGAAATACTGCTCCAAGAAGTTTCATGGCAAGCATGTACGGATTTCCAAAGAGGGTGAAGGGCGACGATGAGTTATCAGACGACGATAGAGCTGAGCTTGATTCGCTGGGTTTTAATACAGCAAGTGAGATCGAAGACGATGAAGTCGTTGAATGCGAAATCAGATACACAATAAAAACCGTCTGGGGAGATCATGGAATAGACGAGTTGATTTTTATACTGACTTACGTTAAAATACTAGGCCGGTACAGCGTCTGGAATCATGAAAAGGATGATGAAGACTGGTTTGACTTTGAAGTTGAAGACTCTTCACCTGAAGGAAAGTATCGCTGGGACTCAGCCAAAGAAATGGTGCCGTTCTATCCGACTGGCATTGATATTACAATGAATGAAGGATTCGATCCGGAGAAATTCACATACGATTTAACTCTAGGAGAATGGAGATAAATCATTAAACTTAATCGTTTGCTGGGAGGATCAATATCTTCCCTTTTTTGTTAGACTGGGATAAATAATTCTAAATACCAATCGCGTATAACATGGCAAATAAGGACATTAGAGTATTTGGAGAACAGTTAGCAGTCTCAGAAGCTTTTGGAAATGTTAACTATTTAGAGAAGGTTAAAAAACAAGATAGCCCATTTAAGGGAGGAGAGCTGTTGGGAGCAGATGACCAGGGGCTGCTGCAACACAATACTCCATCTTTAATTAACAAGTTCACAGTATTCCAATACGCACCCTTAAATGCCGGTGCTTCGTATCGAGCAGAAGGTCACTTCATTGGATTTTCTTCAAATTTAAAAGCTGACCCAGCCGATTATGAGGTAGATTCATTAGCGACATTAATACTTCAAAGAACTCAACAGGAAGTTGCAGTAGAAACTGCCGGTACTGATTCGGGCAAGGCTGCGGCGAACGCACGAATTCAAAGGCTGATAGCCGCAGGCGGAGCAGCTGCCCAGAAAGCAAAGTATTTTAAAACTCAAACCGAGGGAATTCTGTCAAATCCGACTTCTAGGACCCTTATCGACTGGGGAGCGAATAAGTCAGCTCTTTCAACTATCGGTTTTCAACCATACTCTCACACGGACTTCATGTTCTGTAAGTATTACGGAAAGATTCCGAATAATAGGCTAATAACTTTAAGGCGATATCCATATCCGATTGGAGATTCTCTACGTCTTGGCTCTGGTGACCGCCGTCGAAATGCGATACCTATCGCACAAGCTGTAACCTGGTTCGGAGGAGAGACCAAGAATTCAATTAGTGGAAATTCCGGAATTGGCCTATTCAAATGGGACATTCCTTGGGATCAAAATCTTGATGCAGTAGATGGAGCGACCGGTCAAACAATAGACGGTAATGAAATTACTTTATCTCAAGTGCTTAAGGCCTTGAGCAAGTTAAACGGTGGAGACGCAATCGCTAAAACGATTGAAGCCGCCTATGCTGGATTTGCAGGTACTGACGCTCAGCTTCAACAGCTTTCGGGATATGAAGCAAAGATCATTGAGTATCAGAAGAATTTATACGACTCAACGACCGGCCCTTATTGGAACAGAATATACGGGCCAGTTAACGTTATCACAAAGTCATCAAGACGAAGTAGAGGATTGCAGACTCAGAGCTGGCAAACTTCATTTACCATAAATTTTCACTATTCATTTAGATCATTTAATGGAATTAGCCCGAAAATTGCGGCTCTAGACATTATTTCGAACTTTCTAAATTTAACCTATCAGGATGCGCAGTTCTTAGGGCAATTGGCTCGATATTTTCCGGCGACTGGACTAAAATTCGATCCAACCATGACTGAGGCTATAGGTCAGATCCTGACCAAATGGGGTACGACATTTAACGGTAACAGTACAGAAGAATTTTCAAGAATATTAATGAACTTAGTCTCAACCTCAAAGGTTATAGCAAGTAATGCTCAAAACGGATTGCTCGAGGCAGGTAAGAGAACAATTCAGGCTGGAATCATGAATAAGGACATGCTCGGAGATGCAATACCTAGATTAGTTTCAATTAAATCAGCTCTATCAGATAGACCCGTCGGAGAATGGCATCTAACTGTTGGAAACCCAATGAATCCAATATTCGTAATGGGGGATCTAATTTGTACTGAAACGACAATGATTTGGGACGAAGAGATTGGGCCTGACGATTTTCCAACTGGAGTACAGTTCCAAGTAACCTTAAAGCAGGGCAAGCCTAGGGATAAAACTGCGATTGAGAGAATGCTTAACCATGGTGAAACTAAATTGACTGCGGGTATGCTAAGAACTTCAGCGCAAGACGATACTTTCGGAGAAGCCAATAATAAACTTTGGAATTCAATAACTGACACTGAGAATACAGCGGCTAAGTTGGAGGAAACTTATAATAAAATGTCTGCTTCAAGCAAAAAGGGTTATACGAAATTTAGAGATAGATTTTTAACTGGTTACGGAATGCCTGCCCTTAAAGAAAAATTCACAACCGATTCGCCAACTTCAGTTGATGATAGTTTGCTATTAATGTACTATCAACGCCAATATGGAAATAACTAATTTATCATGATAGATCTTTCAATTTTTACAAAGAAAAAAAGTTTTACAAAGACTAATGGAGATACAGTAGTTGACTTAACTCGACGTAGCGTATCCTTTTTGGGAGTTACTGTAAATCAGGGAAAGCGATATGTTGTTGAAGAAGGCATTCAAATGCGAGGTGACTTGATTTCAAAAGTCTTCTACCAAACTTCCAATTTTCTATGCTTACTTTTTAAGTATAATGGAATTTCAAATCCTTTTTCTGTGAACGTTAATGATATTTTACTTATACCGGACGGCGGAGTTTTATCCGCAATGCTCGCTGACCCAGATGACATAAACGGGTCAAATGATAATTGGCAAACTTCAACTCGTAAAAAGAAAAAGGCTGCAGTCATTCAGCCTTCGACGAATCAGGATAAAAAGAGACTTTCTTATTTAGCCGACAAATACGGACAAGTCGTTGCACCAGTAACGGTTGCGAAAGACGATTCGGTGAAAGTCGTAAATGGTAAAATAGTATTTGGAACAGACGTCTCTTCTATAAAGAAAGAAGACTGCCCTGACCCAATCTCAAGAACTCGACTCATTGCAAGTCTAGTAAAAAATAAGACCAATGGTAAGTAATGGATTTATCAAATTCAATACTGGTTAAAAAGGAGCCTAAGATAACTCCACCTCAAATTGATCTACTTGATTTAGAAACGGAAAAGAATCCGTTGAGAAATCCGGAAAAAACCGGTTATGCAACTAACTTGGGAAGAACTTCACCATTAATGAAGATCGGTAATGTTAGAATTCAGGCTGGTGATATTTTAGGAACAACTTTGTCTTATGATGAATTTTTGCCGAAGATACATGTCTCAATAGTCGATTCACTTGGAACATTAACCTCAGTTAATTTTCCAAAAACTAATCCGTTAATCACCGTTTACATTGCACCAAGTCATCCAAAGCTGGCAAGTCTATGCCAAACATTTTTAATAACTG